ATTTTATTGAGGGGGCTTGGGTTGTCACCGCGTTATTTATTGGTCGCTCTTATTGGGATGAAAACGCGCAAATACATTGTATTAATACTTATCCTCAAGAATTACCTGAAAGCTATTCTTTAATAGAACCGCCAAAATCCAATGAGGGATTTGTGGTTCAATTAGTTGATAAAAAATGGCAACAAATTGAAGACCATCGGGAGCAGTTAATTTATGACTGCAGTGATTGCACTTTGTGTGAAGAAGTTGAAGTCATTGGAATAATCAAAGAAGGGTTTACGCTTCATAAGCCAAGTACTCCCTATGATGAATGGATAGATAATCAATGGATAACGAACCAAAGCAATAAACACATTGCAGATTTTAACCAAATAGATGAAATGCGCCGAGGGCTATATAGCCGAGCTTGTGATCCCCTTATTGCCGAGGCGAACATCAAGCGATTGCAAGGGGACGAACAAGCAGCTCTTGATATGGAAGCACAGGCGTTAGCGGCAAGGCTCGAAATTCAACACCAATACCCTTGGCCTTAACCACAACAAATACCTCACTATAAACCCAACCTTAGCGTTGGGTTTTCTACATCTGGCATATAGGAATGACATCAATATAACCCTCTGTTTTCGCGCGATACACTGAACTAAATTCATAACTTGAGTAAAGCATGTCTGAGAAAGAGATAGCACGTATTGATGCGGCGATGAACAACCTTGCTAATCTGATACGAGAGCAAAACAGTACACTTAACAAAGTGCTTATCACGTTAACCAAAACTCAAACGATTCAAATGACTAATTCAAAACGAATAGACAAGCTCGAATCTGACAAAACATGGTTAGCTCGATTAATTTTTGGCTCGGTGATTGCGATTGCCTTCGCCGCATTTAAGGTAATGTAATATGAATAAATTCAGCACAACAAGCGCTGCTCGATTGGCTTCTTGTCATCCCAACTTACAGAAAGTATTTACTGCCGCTCTTAAGGTATGTGATTGCTCTATTCTTTGTGGCCATCGAACTAAAGAAGAGCAAAATGCACTGCCAAAGACCAACACGCAAGTTCGATACCCAAACAGCAAACACAATTCATTACCAAGTAAGGCGGTCGATGCAACTCCGTATCCATATGATGAAGATGATCGTGAACGCTTCAGTTACTTTGCAGGTATTGTGATTGGTGTTGGTGCTTCAATGGGCGTGGCGATTCGTTGGGGCGGTGATTGGGACAAAGACAATGAGTTAAAAGACAATGGCTTTGATGACTTAATGCACTTTGAATTGATTGATGAGTAAGGTGTGAATGATGGGATTGTTCAGCAAGATATTTGGAACCGATTCTGCCATTAAAGCGGGACTTGATTTGATAGTGAATACAGGGGATGCACTTGTGTTCACTGATGAAGAAAAATCAGAGCAGAAAATAAAGCTACTTAAAGCCTATGAGCCTTTTAAGTTGATCCAACGCTTTATCGTGATGGTCTTTTGTGTGCCTTACATTGGATTGCATACCATTGTGATCATCGGGTGTATTTTTGGTGCGGATTGGGGAGCGATTAGCACCATGATAAATGATGCCTTTGGTTATCCTGTTCTTGCGGCCGTGGCGTTGTATCTTGGCGGTGGGGCAATTCCAAAACGTAAAAGTTAACGAACCAATAATAGACAACACAAAGATGTTATTTAGTTAATTCACCTATTATTTCAGTAAAAACGCATCTTATTTTTAATTTATTCTTACAAAGGGATTTAAAGTTAAGTTAGGGATAAGATGAAAGTTTGGGATGAGAAAACAGAAAAATTTGTTGAATCGGTTGATGAAACAAAATCTAAGTTTGTTAGGGGACATTACCCATGGAATGAAGATCTCGCAAGAGAAGCGAAAGTCGATGTCCCTCACTATGAAGAAGTGAAAGACAAACTGGCAAAGACCGCTGCTTTTGAGTATTCAATTGAAATTGCGTGTACGAAAGACGAATTAAACACGTATCAAGTGGGTGTGTTCTCTTTAGGGAAAACCAAAGAAGAAGCAAACATTTCATCATGGAATAAAACACAAACAGAGAAAGGATTTACGTTGCTTACAGCGAGCGTAAATGTGAATGAGCCCAAAACACTTAATCGAGAGTTTTTTATCTCAAGTGGGACTGCATTGTCATTTGATGATGTGCAACCAGTAGAGCAAGGCGCGGGAACCCATACCGAGTCCTTTATTCCTGTAAAACCTGCGGTTCAAGTGGGTGAGCGTCTTGGTTGGCCAACCGAGGGGTATTTTTATCATTTTGTTGATGATGTGCTGACTCACGAATATAAATTAATGGGTGAGGGTAAGTGGGCATTTCAAGTCACCCGAACGACTGAAGATAGTCTAACTGATGAGTTAGTCTCTGATCATCAATACAGCTTTATTTTACTTCCTTGGAAAATCAATAACACGGTTGTTACTCGCCAACACTTACTTTATCTTCCCAAAAAAATGACCACACAAGAGCTTGAAGAATTAACGGCAGATTGGCTGAATGAAAATGGTTGCTTGCTTGATGTGAATGAGATTGTTGAAACAAGAAAAGAGAAAGCAGTCGAGCGAGAAAAAGAAAGAAAAACCTTACCACCTGTTGATGTGACAAAAGAGAAAACGGTCTTTTCATGGGAGAACCTATGGAGTGAACCTCAATCCTCAACCATACACCCAGTGGTTGCAACACTTCATAAACTGGACTCAATCCCTAAGAATACGCCAGTCATAAACGTGAGAGCTAAAAAGCATGGTATAAACCCTAAGAATATGTATTGGCCTGCGTATGACTTTACGAAAGAGGGTGATAATAGATATTTTGATGAAGTTGAATACACTGATGAGGTGACTACGTTAGCTGCATTATCTAAAGCTGAGTTTGATGAATTTTTTACAGCGGTATCTCACTTAATTGCAGGTAAAGATTTTGTAGTTGGTTTATATCCTACAGTGAAAGATAAGCTTAATTTTTTAATTAATAATACACAAATGACTGGGGTTATTCGTGTTGTAGATGGACAGGAATCAGTCATTCTCAATAACGTAAGATCGTATCTTCCACTTTTAGCTAAAGGGACGTTATTTTCTGCGTCAAACCCGCAAGTCATAAAATGGGCGCTTGGCTCGACAGCGACGAAAGGTGCAAGTATATTTTTAACGTTAAGCGCACCGACTGAGATTATTGTTGGCTCTGCTGTGAATGTGGTTAACTATATGGTTAATGATGAAATGACATTAAGAGAGCTGAAAATAGCACAATGGCAAATTATTGTGAGATTACTTGCAGCTGCTGGTCTTGTTTTTGCTGCGGGTTCTATTTCTACAGTTTATGTAACAGGGGCTGCTGCCAATATAACGTTCACTTTAGCGTCATTGGTTGTCTATTATATTGATACACAGTTTAATGAGGATACGTTTAGTAAAGGACTGATTGAACATTATGTACCAGAGGAATTATTAAATGATTAGATTGATTTTAAATCTATTAGGGATCAGTATCGCAGTATACGGATGTATGTATTTTTTATGGCTTAGTTCGTATCATTTACTATTTGACGCTCATTATATCTCAGCGATTTCTCTTCCTAGATATGCGATGCTAGGAATACTAGGAGTACATGTATTTATTGGGTTATCTATATCAATAGTGTGCACATACATTTCACGATGGTATCGGACTAAAACGTTTGAGAAGCACTCGAAGCTTTCTATTTTAGATAAAAAAATAATGCTGATATTTAGTATCATTGGATTAGGGAGTTACTTTATTAATAACTACTATATTGAAAAGTATGATTTAGTTAGATGTGAGAGTGATTTATTTATTGATCGTGATGATTTCTACTTTTCTCGTTATGTGAAATCAATAGAAGAATGTCCAATCAAGTTAGAAGCGAATAAGAAAAAATAATTTCATAACAAAACCGAGTCCGAGAACTCGGTTTTATTTTATGCGGCCACTGTTGTATCCAAACTCTCATACTCTTTAATACTCACCACTTCCATGCCTGCAAAGTCATTCAATTCACATACCGCTTCTAAAATAGGAATAAGCTCATTCTTGTAAAAGATGCGATCGACTTTATTCAAATCACTGCTTGAATTAAATCCCTCACGAACCACGCTCATTAAATCCAAGGGAATACGATGACTCGATAACACATCATTGGTCGTCATGTTCTTAATGTCTTTAAAGGCATCTTTTGCTTCCACTTGACCAATAGGTGTTAGCTCTGGCGGCTTGCCATCTTTGCCTTTGCCGTTAATGAATAAGTTTTTGAATGCTCCTAACCCTGCCTGTTTTTTTAACTTGTCTTTGATGTCGTCTTCTTGAGTTTCCGTTAAGTTTGGGTCGTTCATGTAAAGCAAATAACCCGCATGAGAGCCGTTGTTGTAATAGCGACGACGAAACAGAGTGGCGTCTTCGTTCAGCCAGATTGAACTCAATGCACCAATGTATTGCGGTAAACCATAGATTTCTTGGCAGACATCGTACTCAGATAAATGAAACACTTGTCCTTGAGCGTAATCAATTCGTCCATCATTGTTGAACTCGTTTGGCTTGTAGGTGTAGGTGTCTATTTTCTCCCTACGGCGCATGAAAAGTGCAGGTAAATGCTTGTACTTAACGATGTGACCAAAGGCATTGCGAACCTCCAATAAATACGCATTACCAAACATTAAAAAGTCATACAAAAAACGATTTAAATCACGGCGTGATAATGTCTTGGATAATTTCGTAATGCTTGAGGCCATGCGGCTTTTTGCATACAGGGCGGAGCCGTGCATCGAGTTAGCTCGTGCGACTTTAGCAAAGAGATCTAATGGGATAGGCGGCTCATACAATCCGTCCATTAAAGCGACTTCCATGTAACTTAAAATGTCGCTGTTCATTACGGTTTCTGGTGTGTGAAATTCTATCAAGGTAGCCTCGCTTATAAGAAGGAAACAGTGGTTGAGTCGTCTCGTAAAATATCGATAGGCTCCCAATGTAAAACATGCATCGCAGCCCACGCTAAATCGGCATGAGAGCCGATTTTATTGCGCGCTGAAATAAAGGTGATTTGGTTACTTTTGGCGGTGGTGTGTTGGCGTATCATTAAAAATGAATGCACTAAGTCATCCCACTCGGCATCAAATTGAAGTCGGCCAGCGTTAATAATTTCACGGGCTTTGTAGGCCATCATGCGTTTCATCTCTGGCGAGTAATCCAAAACCGTGAGTCCTGGATAAAACTTTCTAACCAATTCGGCAACCGCCGAGCCAACACCGCCAACATCAATGGCCAAATAGACCACGTTGTATTTTTTACAAATGCCCTCGATGGCATTGGCTTGGTCTTCATAGCTTGAGCCTTTAAGACGAACGCGCTCGATGAAACGAAACGTGCCACCTTTTCGGATAGGTTTTAGGGCAACAACCAAACCTGCATCATCCGAGCCTTCGCCTTGTCCACCGCCTCTTGGATCATAACCAACCAATACCTCACGACGAGCCACAGGATTAATCGCATCAAACTCAACATCTTTCCATTTTGAGGTGTCTGTTTTGCATGCGAGTAGGGCTTTGATGCTAAAGAACGAGGACGCATCATCCAAGAAGACACAACGAAGTAAATTATCAAACACGGATTTATCTGGGAATTTACGACGCAGTTTGTCCATGTTGAAAAAGTTTGCGCCACCTTCAATTGCATCATCCACGGTAATGATTTGTCGATAAATACCATCGCTACCCATAGCGCCATTTTTTAAGGCTTTATGGCTGATGTCGATATTAAGCTCTTTTGTGCCAGACCATTTTGGATAGGCTTCATGAGCCGTGGTTGATGGGGTCGATAAATAGGTGGTTCGGTATTGCGCCTGAATGGACACGCCACCAATGAAATTATCCAAATCCTGAAACTTAGGTAGCCAGAACACTTCATCAATATACAGATGGCCATTAAAACCTTGGCCTGTTCGGGCATTGGTTGATAAGAACCCAAGGCTCGCGCCATTGCTCAACCAAATGTCGTCTT